TCCGCTGCGACGCGGACGGCGATAACGTCTCCGAACTGTTGCATGTCCATCTCCTCGGCGCGTCCCAGACCCTCGTCTCGTGGGAGCGCGCGGACGAGATCCCGCTCGCCTGCTTCACCCCTTATCGTGAACCCGGGCGCGTCATCGGCCAGTCCCAGGCCGACATGGTCATGGATCTGCAACGGATCGAGAGCCGCGTCATGCGCGGCGTGCTGGACAGTCTCGGGCAGAGCATGTTTCCGAGGACGGCCGTCGTCGTGGGCCAGGCCAATCTCGCCGACACCCGCCAGACCGCCATTGGCTCGATCATTCGCGTGGCGCAGCAAGGCGCCGTGCAGGAGCTGACCAAGCCGTTCATGGGCAAGGAAGCGCTCCCCGTCATGCAGGTCCTCGAGACCATCCGGGAATCACGCACCGGCATCACGCGCGCCTCCTCCGGCCTGACCGTCGACGAACTCCAGTCAACAGCGCCCATAGCTGTCTCTCAACAATCATCCGCGGCCCAGGACCGCCTCGACATGGTGGCCCGCACGCTCGCCGAGACCGGTCTGGCCCCCTTGTATAAGGGTCTTCTGAAAATGCTGGCCCGCCAGCAGGACCGCCCCAATGTCATCCGGATCCGTCAGAAGTGGATCCCGATCGACCCCCGCGCGCTCGCCACGCAGTGGGAGACCTCGGTCAATGTCGGCGGCAAGGGGATGCCCCAGGAGCGTCTCCAGATGCTCTCCGCCATCGCCCAGAAGCAGGAGCAGATCATCCAGCAGGGCGGCATGTCCAACCCCCTCGTCGGCCTGCCGGAATATCGCAATACCCTCGCCAGGATGCTGGAGACGGTGAACATCGCGGACATCAGCTCCTACTTCAAAGCCCTCCCGCCCGACTTCGCCCCGCCCCCCACGCCGCCGCCGCCGCCCAACACCGACCTCATCCTGGCCGACGTGCAGAACAAGAAGACCAACGCCGATATCGAGAACACCAGGGCGGATCAGCAGACCAAACGCGCTTCCCTCCTCCTGGAGGACGATCGCGAGCGGGACCGCGCCGCCCTCGACGCGTGGGTGAAGGCGTGGGTGGCGGGCGCGGCGTCCGGCATGATCGTCCCCTCGCTCGACGAGTTCAAAGCGGCGATGAAATCGAACGCCCCGGCGGTGGGTCTGCTGTCCGATCTCCCGCCGCCCACCAGCCCCCAACCTCCGGCGGTCGGCGCGCCACCGCCCCAACAACCCCGTCCAGGCCCCCAGGGCATGCCGATGATGCCTCCAGGGCCGCCGAGGCCGCCCATGATGCCTCCCCAGGGTGCTCGCCCTCCCCAACCTCCCGTCGGCCCCATCAATCCCCAGGCCGCCGACGCCATCCGCCAGTCCCTCGCCACCGGCCGCCTCCCCACGGCTTACGGTCAGCTGACCCAAAGAGCCTCCGCCTTTCCGCTCAATGGCCCCGGCGGGCCTCCCCTGCCCCAACCGGGAGGACAGTGAAATGTCGATCGGCCTTCTCTTTTGGGTGTTGTTCGTCATCGCCATCGTCTTCGGCGCCTGGGGCCGGACGGTGAACGGGCAGGCTTACTGGGCCAACTACAATGGCTGGGTTTTCGTGGTCCTGCTTTTCCTCCTCGGCTGGCGCGTGTTCGGCTTCGTGATTCAGGGGTGACCGATGAGCTTCATCCTGATCGTCATCGTCCTGCTGCTTCTCTTCGGCGGCCTCGGCGGCGGGTATTACGCCCACTCCAATTACGGCGGTTATTACGGTCCTGGTATTGGTCTCGGCACGGTCCTGGTGGTGATCGTGCTGTTCCTTCTGTTTCGCGGCTACTGACACCGTGCCGCTCTCCGCCGAACGCCTGATCCAGTGTGAGGCCGCGAAGCGGTTCCTCGCCGATCCGCACTTCAACGCGCTGATCGACCGCATCGCCGAGGAGGCGACCAGGAACGCGGTCTTCCTCGACGACACCGCCGCGCGCGAGGCGAACCGTCAGCTGGTTCTCGCGCTGCGCCGTGTCTGGGAGGAACTCCAGGCCGACGCCGAGGCCCCCGAGGCGGACGCGGCGGTCGCCCGCCACGCCCAGAGCATGGAGTAGCGAGCCATGGCGTCTTTGTTGTTCCCCGATGACGAGCGGTCTGTTCAGCCGCTGCTGATCCCGCCCCCGCCCGACGAACGTGGTCCGCTCGCGCCCGATCCGCGGGCCGATGCCTTCGCCCAGGCCACGGGCCAGGTCTACCAACAGGTCTCGGATTACATCGCGAAGCAACAACGGGACGCGATCGACAGGGGTCTGTGGGAAGGTGGACAGGTCTGGGAAGGCGGCCATCCGACGCGCGGTGGGCTGTTGGACGCGGCGCGTCAGACGGCCGAGGGCGTGGCGATGGGGACCACGTCGAGCGGGGGCGGGCCCCGGCCGCCAGGGCTAAGTCTGGAGCGGGTCAATCCGCGCAATCTGCGGCCAATGTCCGGTGACGCTGATCTGACCGTCCCCGGTGCTCATGCGTATACCGTCAGGAACCCGGCCGGCGAACATATTGGAACCGTCGATACGAGATGGGATCCCCAGACGGGGGAACTGCACATCGCGGACATCCAGTCACCCGATGGGGCGAACAGCCTGGGCGCGGGGGCCATGAAGCAACTGCGCGCCACGCTGCTTGAACAGTATCCGGATGCCAGGTCGCTCTCGGGACAACGGATTACGGGCGCCGGGCCGAACCGCGAAATCTTTCAGCGGGTGCGGCCATACCAAGGTCGCCCAGAGCCGGTTCCTGAACCGCCTTCTGGCTTCACGACCTATCACGGCTCTCCGCACAAGTTCGATCCGACGCCAAAGAACCCGTTGGGAGAGTTCAGGGACAGTGCGATCGGCACGGGCGAGGGCGGGCAGGCTTACGGTATGGGCCATTACGCCGGAGAAGCGGAAGCGGTTGGATTACGCTATCGCGATCTGCTCGCCGCGAAGTTTCAGTCGCCGGAGAAGACAGCGGTGGAAGACGCCATTTTGAAGGAGATCGCGGCTGGTAATGAAAAAGCGGCCGCCCTGGAGGCGAAGGGCTTTGATTATATGAGCCCTGAAGTAAACGCGGCGACCGCGCCGCACGAACAGGCCGTCAAGGCGCTTCAGGACAAACTGAGCGCCATACCGCCGACCAAAGGCCATGTTTACGAAGTCAGGGTCAACGCGGACCAGGAACGGTTTTTGAACTGGGACAAGCCCCTCTCCGAACAGCACCCGGATGTCGTCAAGGCCCTTAAAAACACACCTTATCCGCCGCACGACATGCGGATGTCGGTGAAAGATTACATGGCCGCGCTGGAGACCAACCGCGAGATGGCGACGAAGAGCGGCGACCCGGCGGCGCTCGCCTCCCAGGCGCTGAAAGAAGCCGGTATCCCCGGCATCCGCTACCTCGACCAGGACAGCCGTAGCGCGGGCCATGGCACCCACAACGTCGTCGTGTTCGACCCCGCCGTCATGGAGATCATCCGCCGCTACGGCCTCGCCGGCCTGATGCTGGGCGGCGGCGGTCTCCTCGCGCCAAACCGACAAGAGCGATAATCATGTCCGAGTCCACATCAGCGCCAACCCCCTCCTCCACGCCCGCCCCGGCCGCCACGCCCACGCCAGCGCCGGCCCCAACAACCACCACTGATTCCGGCGTATCGCCGCCCGCGACCGAGCGCCCGCCGATCTCCGTCTCCGAGGCGGCGCGTCTGCTCTCGCGCCAGCGGCGCGCGGAAGCACCGCCTCCGCCACCGCCTTCGGCCCCCGAACGGCGTCCACCGGCGGCGGAACTGGCGAAATCACCTCCTCCGACACCTCAAACACCCCGAACCACGCCGACACCCGCGCCATCGACCCTCAGCGCGATGGAAAAAGCCCTTGGCGTCCCCGGCGAGGCGCCGCCATCACCGGAGTCCACGCCCCAGACCCCTCCATCCTCCGCTGACGGCCCGCTACCCGGCGAAATCGAGATCGAGGGCCGTAAATTGCGGACCATGGCGGAGCTGCGGAAGTACGCCGCCGATAAATCGGCCGATTACACCGTGAAAACGCAGGAACTGGCGACGGAAAGGCAAGGACTGGCCCAGCAGCGCCAGCAACTGGAGGCGCAGCAGCGGGCATTGGCTGAAGTCCTGCCGCATATCCAACCGGAACTGCTGCGGCTTCAGGAGATGGTCCAGAATCCGCCTCAGCCGCCCGATCCGCGCCTCATCGACACTGATCAACAACAATACCTGCGGGAACGCGCCCAGTATGAACACGCGCTTGCCGAGCAACAGCGTCTGTTCAATCTCAACTCCCTCCAGGGTCAGGCCCAGGCCCGCGCCATGGAGCAGGCGGTCGCCGCCGCCAATGAACAGCTCGCCAAAGAGCTGCCGTTCTGGGCCGACCCCCAGCAGCGCCTGGAGGCGCAACAGCAGATCGTCGAATGGGCGACGAACAAAGGTGGTTTCAGTCGTGACGAATTGCGCGGCCTCTCCTCGCCCCACCACCTCAAGACCATGATGAAGGCCGCCCTGTTCGACCGGTGGGTGGAGGGCGCGAAGACCTCCGCCCCGCCGTCCTCGTCCCTCCCCGCGCGCGGCGTGGCGCCGCCTCCGGCGCCCTCGGAGCGCATCGCGCGGGCGACCGAGGCGTTTCAGGCCAAACCGGATGTCCGGGGCGGAGCCGCGCTGCTGGCGGCGCGCCGCGCGGCGCTGAACGGTGGCGCCAGATGAAAAAGAAAGGTCTGAAGCCGGATACGAAGCGCGTGGTCCATTCCTGGCTGCGCGAGGAACTGGCGAAGATACAGGATGACCTCAACACACTCACGCGCAGGCGTGACGTGTTGCTGGAAATGGAACGTGAGTTTGGCCCGGTGTCGATGTCTTTTCGCGGCCCGCCCTACCCGTCGGGTGGTACCCGTCAGAAAGCGCGGACCCGCGTGCCGCCCCTGCCGCCTCCACCAGCTCCCGTGGTGACGGGTGACGCGCACTCCCTCTACGAAGTCCTGCGGATGGCGGCGCCTGACGGTCTGACCGTGTCGGAGTTGATGACGGTAACGGGCATGCCGGCCGGCGCTATCGCGGGGAGACTGACCGCCTGGAAGAAAAACGGCACGGCGCGGCGCGATCCGGTCTCCAGGAAGTGTTTCGCCATCCTTCCGCTGGACAACGGGGCGGTGTTGTCTCAATAATCCGCCGTCGCTCAATGGAGTGCGAAAGCACCCACCGGAGAGCGGGCCGTGCCGTCGTCCGAGGCCCTTCCCGCCCCGTGGAGTGAGCGATCACCCACCACGCCAGGCGTGTCGAGACCAACGCGAAACCAATCCCCTCTTCGGTTTCACCGCGCGAGCGGCTCCACGTGGAGCGCCGCGCCAGCGTTGGAGACATGCGACATGGCCCTTGGCACCATGGGTGCGGCCCCCGCCAATACGTATCTGGAGCCCGTCGCGGTAGGCGTACGCGAGGATCTCCGCGACGTGATCTTTCAGATCGACCCCGACGAGACTCCCCTGGTCTCGGCGATCCCCAGCGTGGAAGCGAAACAAATCCTCACCGAGTGGATCGTCCAGGAGCTTGGGGTCGTGGCCGACAATGCCCAGCCCGAGGGTTTCACCGCCAGCATGCAGGCGGTCACGAAGCCGGTCCGTATGAACAACATCGCGCAGATCATCGTCCGCACGGTGGGCGTGTCCAACACGCTGCGCGCGGTCGATATGGTCGGCGGCGAGGATGAATATGATCGCCAGTTGATCCTGCGCGGCATGGAAGTGAAGCGTGACCTCGAGTTCGCCTGCACCTCCCCGCTGGTCCGCACCATCACCGATCCAAGGCATATGTCGGGGCTTCCCGCCTATTGCCTGAATGGATCGAGAGGCGCGGGCGCGGGCGTGATGCCGGTTGGCGACGGGTCCAACGTCGGCACGGCGGGCACGCTGCGCGACCTCACCCTGGCGATGATCGACGCCGCCGTGCAGCAGTGCTGGCAGGCGGGCGGCAAGCCGACGCTCGGCATCATGAGCGGCAACGTGAAGGCTTACTTCGCCACCTTAAGTCAGGGTGGCACCGGCAACGCCGTCGTCGCGCAGAACATTCAAAATGTCACGTCTCGCGAAGAAGTAACCATCATGGGCGCGGTCGATGTTTACAGGACCAACTTCGGCGCCATTCAGCTCGCCCCGGATCGCTTCTGCCCCGCCAAACAGATCCTGCTGGTCTCCACCGACTACGTGGAGCTGGCGCCACTGCCGGGGCGTGACGTTATCCAAACGGATTACGCCAGGACCGGCGACAACCAACAGGGCGCGGTGATTTTCGAAGGCTCGATAAGGCCGACGGCGCCGAAGGCGCACGCGTGGATAGCTGACCTAAATCAGTGATCGTAACGATCTGGACGGGCGATTACTTATGACGGACGAACTCTCCAGGCGGCATGCCGGCGGCATCTCGCCGCGCTCCGGCGGCCTCCTCGATCGTCTTGAAATATCCGAGGTAATGCGATTTCCCGTCTACCACGACGCGGGCATCGTAACCGCGCCTGTTCCCGCTGAGGGTCACACCTTTGACATCGAGGTTGTTGATCCGATCGTTCAGCGGGTCTCCGTCGATGTGGTCGATCCCTTGAACGGGGTCGGCCCCATGGATCATGAGCCACGCGAGGCGGTGGGCTCTCCAAAGATGACCAGACAATCGGATGACCCAACAAGCATGGCCGCCGGGACGGGACCGCGATCCCGCTGGTTTCCCCGCGAATTTGCCATTCCATTGCCGATGACCCCTGTCGCTGACGAAATGCGAACGGGGTCGTTCACGCCATCGGAATATTCCGGTGTCGGGATCATAATCCAGGCACTCGCGGATGAAGTCGATATCGGGCAGTTTGTTCATGGCCATCACGGCCTCCGCCAAGGTCCATGGCCGGGACTGTCGCCGGGGTATCACCCCTGGCGGCGTTCCGTTTCCAACATGGCATACGCCCATGGGTAACCTTCTGTATTCGTCCTTCAACCCCTCGTCACGTCGCCTGACCGAGGTGGAGCGGGAGGCCGACGGCACGCTGCTGTTCGTCCACTCGCAGGATACCAAAGCGATCGTCGAGAGCGCCAAACAGATCGCGTCCAACTTCGACCCCCTGGTGCGGCGCGACACCGTCCACGTCGCCCGCATCCCGCTCGTGGTCTGGAACCGCCTGCGGAAACTGGGGATTACCGACGACGAGAAGGCGTTGAATGCCTGGCTGGACGACCCGGATAACTGCGTCTTCCGAACCGACGACAGGTCGAAACTGTAAGGAAATCATAATGGCCAGCGGAACCTCGACCACCACGCCCCCTCCGGCGCCGATGCGGCGCACGCCCGGCATCGGCCCCGATGCGACGGCCCCCTACAACATGAACCGGGGTAGCATCATGCCACCCGGCAGCACGGCCGGCGTCGGCACGGTGCCGCTGGCCGGCATCGGGATGCTGCCTGGCACCGAGGACGGCATGACCGAGATCAAACCCCTCGGCCCGCTGCGCCCGGTGCTGATCGACGGGTTCGACCGCTCCCTGCTGGGCAAACTCTATCCTGATGCTGATGATCCGGTCGCCGCCGCGATGGCGGCGGCCGAGGAGCGTATCAGGATGGGCCTCATCGCGGAGGAAAGCCTGACCCAGCCGTATTACACCGAGGACGGCGTTCAGGCGCCCGGCAATCCCGATTTCTCCGACCCGACGGCCCGTGGGACGGGAACGCATCGCGCGCGCCCCGGCGAGAACGACCCGCCGGTCTCGCGTGAAGGGGTCGCGCACCGGGCGGGCGTGAACCCCCCGCCACAGCAGGACACCTCGACCACGCCGCCGCGCGGCGAGCAGGCATCCGTGACCATGCCGCCGCGGACGACCGTCACCCACGACGACGACAAGGATGACGACAAGAAGGCCGACAAGAAGAACGACAAGAAGTAGGTGGCGGACTATCAGAAGCTCCAGGATGACGTTCAGAACTGGTTAAATCGAAGAGATTTGACCAGCCTGATCCCCGGCTGGGTGCTCATGGTCGAAACGGAGATCGCCGAGACCTTGCGCGCCCGCTGCATGATCACGTCTGGCACGCAGGCGATCGACGCCGCCTACATCACCCTACCGGCTGACTTCGCCACGATGGCGTCGATCCGTGACGCCACCAGTGGCGAGCTGCTCGAACTCAAGGACGCCTGGAGTGGGCACTGGACCGGGGCGTATTCCAGCGCATGGATGGAAGGCGCCGTGGTTGGCGCGGTTGGGCAGGTGTGCACGGCCTACAGGCTGACGGGGGACTGTATCGAGTTTCTCCCCCACCCCGTCCTCCCCGACCCGCCGGACCCCGCCTGGATGCCGCAACAGGTGTTGATGGAGTGGTACGCGCGGCCGAAGCCTCTCCTCCTCCCCTCCGACACCAATCCGATCCTGGAACAGCTTTACGCGGTCTACCTTTGGGGCGTGATCAAGCACGGCGCGTTGTTCGAGCTGGACGACGATCGCGCGGCGCAGGCGGATGCCCAGTGGCAGCAGGTGGTGACCAGGGCAAATCTGTGGGTCCAGCAATCCAATTACTCTGGCGCACCGCTTCGCGCTGAACTGGTATCGTTCGGATGAGCTTCGTCGTCCACCGGGTCACCAAAAGCGCCGCGCGCTATACCGATGCCGGGGGCAGGGAGAAATGCGGATACTGCCGCTTCTTCGTCCCGCCTCGCTCCTGCGGCAAGGTCATCGGGCCGGTCTCGCCGATGGGTTGGTGCAAGCATTTCTCCCGCCAGATGGTGTCCCAGTCCGGTGGCGGTAGCACGCCGGTTGGCGGTGGTCCTCCTGGTAAGACGCTCGACCTCAATTTCATGTCTTCCGGCACCATGCCGGCGGGCGTCACGTTCAGCCGCGCCTCGACCGCGACATACACCGACGCGAGCGGCATCGTGCAAACCGCCGCGATCAACACGCCGCGCTGGGATTACGCGGGCGGTGTGTCGCGCGGGCTGCTGATCGAGGAGGCGCGGACGAATATCGCGTTTCCCTCAACTAACTGGCTCGCCGGCTCGGTTCCAAGCGGGTCTGTGGACGGCATCACGCAGAACGTCGGAACCGCCCCATCCGGGGCGGCGACCGCGATGGCGCTTATTCCGGGTGCGTTTAGCGCGGTGCATCAGTTTTTCACGACGTTCGGCGGCGCGCCGGGCACTCCTTACGTTTATTCACTATACGCCAAACCGGTTGGAATGAATTTCATTTACATGGAACTGGGCAACACCGGGTTCACTGGCACCGGACAGTCCGCGACCTTTAATCTGTCCAATGGCACGATCGATTCGCAAAGTGCCGGAGCGGCGGCGACGATTCGCCTGATCGGTGGCGGTTGGTATCGTTGCTCGATCAATGCCACGTCATCGGCTGGCGCGGGAACCTATGTCAGTAACATCCGGCCAGGAGCCACCAACACGATCGGCGGCTCGGTTTCTACCGGCAATAACGTGGACGGCGTGTGGGTCTGGGGACAGCAGGTCGAGGTCGGAACGTTCCCAACGTCGTATATTCCGACCACGTCGGGTGCGGCGGCGCGTCAGGTCGATATTTGCACCATTTCCCCCGCGAACATGTCGCCGTGGTTCGCGTCTCCGGGCGGGACGTGGTTCGCGGAGTTCGTGAACTTTGACGCCATTATGACCGGGAAGAACAGCCGCGTCATCGGCCCAACGGCAGCGGGGGCTGGGTCGCCCATGTATGAGGCGTCATCGTTGGTCATGGTGCAATATGATGGCGGCTTTTGCGCGACCGCCAACACGGTAACGGCCAACGCCATTACGAAAGTCGCGTCCGGGTGGTCCCCTGGGTCCGCCAGGATGTGCCTGAACGGCGGCACGATCGCGGCGGCGCCATTGGCGACGGGGTACGCGGTGCTGGCGACAAATGGCGTCACGCTGTTCGGGACGGTCCCGGCGTCTTTCAGCGAGCAAATGAGCGGTTATCTGCGGCGGGTTCAATACTGGCCGCGCCTTTTGTCGGATGCGGAAATGCAAGGATTAACAGCATGACCGGATATCCATGGGCGATCGGCGATGCGTTGCTCGCCGGCGACCTGAACGCGGCGTTTTTGCCCACGTCGGGCGGAACGCTTGGTGATGGCACCGGAACGCCGATCCTGGCATTCAACGGCGTGGCGGGCGGGACGGGGAAAGGCCTTTACTTCCAAACCCCGGGCGTCAACAGATGGCAACTGGTGACGAACGCGTCCGAGGACCTGGGCTGCTACGCGTATGACGTGGGAGGCGGGTTCCTGCAAACCGCGTGGGTCGCCAGACAGTCGAATCAAACCGTGGATTTCAATTTTAAGATCAATTCATTAACGACTGGCGCGCCACCGGCCAATGGTATCGCGGGTAATCATTTCATCGCACAAAACACAGGCGCCAATACGGTAACAGGACATCGGATCGACTACATCAGCACGGCGACCGGCGCCGGACATGACACGGCGCTTTCGATCGTCACCCGATCTGAGACCGCGATAAGGCCCCAACTCACTACTTTTGAAGCTCTTTGGATCGAGTGTGAGTCGCCAATTGATACGACAACCAACTTCAGCGGTTGGATTGGTGAACTGAACTACGTCAACCGGGGCGTGGATGCCGGGTTCAAACGTGATCGGTCGTTGCCCGGGAATAACTCGGGCGGATTGTTGTTCGTGCCAGAGAAGAACGTCGCGTCGGGAACCGGAGGCGAAGGTAAGAACGTCGGCTTTGCTTTCTCTGTTGCCCATTCAGGTGAAGCGAATAGCACGGGCTTCCCCGTCAAGACCTATATAGCATTCAATGTCGAGCCTAACGCCAGCGTTGGGCAAACGGGCCGCGCGTTCTACGCCAGCGGCGACATCACCGGCGTCGCGTCGCAATATCCGTATGGCCCGTTCCAGACTGAAGGAACGTGGCTGCACGGCGTCGACACGACGCTGGCTACGTTCACCGATGCTCGCGCCATGACCATGCTGGCGGGCCAGGGGTTGGCCTGGATTACCGGCACGACGGGAACGCCGACAGGCGCGGCATCGATCGCGGGTTCCGGCTCCGGGGCCGATCTGTCGATCACGCTGACACCGGCGGGAACGGGCGTGGTGACGGTCAACAAGATCGCCAGTGGGGCACTGGTCAACGCGGCCAACGACGCGGCGGCGGCTGGCGCTGGCGTCGCGGTCAATCAGTTCTACCGCAACGGCAGCGTCGTCATGCAGAGGGTCGTCTGATGTGGTCGATGATGTCTCCTCCTGGCTCCGATCCAATATTGGCCTCGCCGCGGGTATTCTCGCGATCGTCGGAACGCTCGCCGGCGCCGCCATCGCCGCCGCGTCGTGGCTCGCGAGCGTCCATCACCTCGAGCGGCGCGTTGACGTGCTGCGCCACGAGATCGACACCATGAGAACAACCATGGACCAGAACCGCGTGCTGGTCGGCGATGTGCGCCGCTCGCTGGAGGCGACCGACGCCACGGTGCGCGAGGGTCTCGGGCGGGTAGAGGAACGCATCAAGGCGCTGGAGCGGAAGCCGTGACCGCTGCTTTCGTCGCCCTCGCGATCGCCGACGTCGAGGTCACGGTCAGCGGCTACGCGCGGCGGCCCACGACGCTCGCCTACGCCGCCGACGGCGTGACGCTGTGCAACATCGCCAGCATCGCGTGGCCCACCGCCACGGCCCCCTGGGGCGTCATAGACACGGTGCTGCTCTACGATGCTATGACCGGTGGAACGCTCATCGCCACGTTGCCGACCGTCACGCTGATCGAGATCCGCATGTATGACATCGCCCGCATTCCGGCTGGTGGTATCGCCATGGCCCTGGCGTTGACCAGCCGGCCCTACGGGATGGGGAAATACGGCACCGGTCCCTACGGCGCCGGCGACTGGGTCTGGAAGCCGGTGGTGGCGGTCACCCCTTTCGACACCATCGTCCTCGGCGGCGCTGGCGCGTTCGGTCCGCGCGGCTACGGCACCATCCTCGGCGTGCCGCTCGAGCGGGCGTTCGACCAGGTTCATGTCTGTTCGCCCGGCGTTTGGGCAAAGGCGGCATAATGGCCACGACCACACCCGTCCTCGGTCTCTTCAAGCCGACCATCGGCGCGGATGACGACGACTGGGGAGCGTTCTGGAACAGCAACGCCGACACGCTGGACGCCGCGCTGGTCGGGGGCGGGCCGTTCCTGCCGCTGACGGGCGGGACGGTGTCAGGCCCACTCCTCTACACCGCGACCGGCGGCACCACGTCGAGATCGGCGCAGGATCGCGCGGCGGATGTGAGGAACGTGCTGGATTACGGCGCGATGTGCGATGGCGTGACTGACGATACGGCGGCATTCAACGCGGCGATGGCGTTGGAGGGTTCCATCGTCGTCATCCCGGCGGGGAAGTGTTGTTTCCTACCGAATGGGATCACGGTGCCGAGCGGTGTGACGCTCGAGGGTTTGTCGTTCTTCGCCAATTCCCTGAGAACGGCTGGAAGCACGACGACTTTATCACCACCAAGTTCATCCATCCTGACCAACGCCAACATAAACTCGGTGACACTCGGGTCTGGCTCCAATTTGAAGTCCGCCTGTTTGCGGAACCTCGTGGTCACGACCAATGCCACGGCCGCGCCAACCGCTGGGGCCGGAGTTTATATCAACACGGGTCTGCAGGTTCGCTGTGAAAACGTCCTCGTTTATAATGCCTATGACGGGTTCTACTGGAAAGCCGTGGGGCCGGGGGGGATTTGCGGTTGGATGATTGGTTGCCATACTGATCAGATATCCGGTCATCACGTCGTGCAGGATACCTGGCCGGAACTACGAATGACCGGCTGTCGGTTTACCAGCACCTACGGCACACAGGCTTATATCTACGCGACCGGCGGCGTGTCTGGAGATATCCTTCCTAATACTTTCTTCGCGACCGACTGCCATTTCAACGAGAACGGACCCATGGTCGGGGCGCTGCTTTTCATTGGCGGGATGGTCGCTGGCGCCGGGCAGTCGGCGCAAGAGTTTCAGTTCGTGAACTGTCACGTCGAGCATGTGAACTACATTATTCAGACCGACGCGACCGTGACCCTGCTGATGAAAGTAAAGGTCATCGCCAGCACGGTCTTTTCACAGATAAACTTTTTCAACCTAAACGCCGCGACCGCGAGGGTCACGCAGATCCAGATCATGGGATGTGACATTGAAGGCCCGGCGTTCAGCATGGGACCGGCATTCTGGGAATGTCAGGTGGTGGCTAATAATATTGGATCGAATGTCACGCTAAACTCGACCGCTGGTGACAGCACGCTCGCGTTTGAAGGCAACGGGGTCGTGGGCAACCTCACGCTTTCCGGCGTGTGGGGCGCGCTGATGGTGAACGCCAGTGTTCGCGGCGGAACCTTTTCGAATACCGCCACGGGCAACGTCGCCGTGGTCGTGCCGGGTATCGTCCTGACAACTTCTACCGGGACGAGATTTACAGGCGCGGCGGCTTCCGTGACCGACCTGTCAAAGCATATTGATTTGAACGGCCTTGGGACGGCGGGCCTGAATTATCAGGGCGGCAATATCAACCTGAGCGTGCCGGGTGGCGCGCAACTGGCCTTCACCGTGGGAGGAGCCGCCAAGGGGTTTCTTGATACCACTGGCATCAATTACATACCTATTGGACAAACGGGCGCGGTGGCTGGCGCGTTCAGCACCCTCTCCGCGAGTGGCCTGACAACGCTTGGCTCTGGCGCGAAATTCACGGGCACGGCGGCGTCCGCGACGGACCTGACCAAACATCTCGATCTGACTGGTCTTGGGACCGCCGGCATCAACTTCATGGGTAACTTCAATCTGGTTACTCCAACCGGAGCCGGGTTTAACTTCGTCGTCGGGACCACGACTCTTGGCTTTATTGACGCCACCGGCATCAACTATATCCCCATCGGCACGACAGGCTCGGTGTCGGGTAAGTTCTCCACGCTCGCCAACACGGGCAGTCTGGGGTTCTGCGGCACGACGCCAATCGCCAAACGCACCGGTTGGACAGCGGCGACCGGCACGGCGACGCGCACGACGTTCGTTACGGGCTCAGTGACACTTCCCGTGCTCGCCGAGCACGTCAAGGCGTTGATCGATGATCTTACGGCTTATGGACTGATCGGCGCATGAACCCCACCGACCGCATCAGCATCACCCTCGACGCCCAGACGTGGGAAACGATCCTGCGCGTCATCGCCCAGGCACCCGTGGCCTATGCCGTCACGGCGCCGCTCATCGCCGCGATACAACAGCAGTGCACGCAACCGCGGGAGCCGCCGCTCGCGCTCGTGCCGCGTGATCAACAAGAAGCGGGAGAATAGATCATGCCTTCCACCGCCGGCTCCATGACCCAGACACCCACCGGCAACCCGCAGTGGCGGGCCGCCAACGGCGCCATCGTGTGGGGCTTCCAGGCGCCCTACGCGCCGCAGACCAACCGCCCCCACACAGGCACCTCCTATGGCACCTACCGCGACTGGGTGATGAAAATGGGGTTCAACAGAACATCCGGCATCGGCGGCTGGCACGTGAAGCTGCCAACCGGCGCGACGTGGTACGTGGCGACCACCGATGACAGCTCGGACGCCCCATCGGGGGTGACGAACACCGCTCTCAACCCGCCCGCCGGGGTGAAATGAATGCCCGACGCCTACACGCCATCGCTCGCGCTGATCCAGCCGGAGGTGGGCGCCTCGCGCGATACCTGGGGCGCGAAATGGAACGATAACGCGACGATCATCGACCAGTTCGTCTCCCAGTTCTGCCAGATCGGGATCATCGCCGATTTCGCGGGACCGACGGCGCCGAGTGGGTGGCTGATCTGCGACGGGCGACTGATTTCCCGCACGACATACGCCAAACTGTTCGCGGTGATCGGCACTTACTGGGGCGCTGGCGACG